AATCAACAGCACACGAATTAACAGATGATAGAATAATCTGTAATCAGATTGTTAAGGAGAATGTTAATGGCACAGTAGATAATAGTAAATTCCTATATGCAAAGTATATTGAGATAGCAACATTAGGATTAGTAAAAGCCAAAGAAAGAAAAGCAACAAAGATAAATAGGAATTGCCTTTTACAGAGAGGTCACAGCGTTTTAAACTAGAGGAGGAAACATGAAAGAAGAATTAATAAAAGCATACGAACACTACAAACAAATAGGAGGAACATTGACGTTAAAACAATTTACTCCTCTTTGGGTAAAAGGAGGAATATGATAATAGCAAAAAACGAAAGAGGATTAAAAGACCAAATAAGACTTACCCTAGATAAATGGTCTGACTTTAGTGAAGAAGATAATATACAAAGGTTTAACGAGTATATTGGTTTAAGATTAAGACTACGAAGAGTAGCTCTTGGTCTTACACAAACTAAAGTTGCCAAAATGTTAAACGTAACATTTCAGCAAGTACAGAAGTTTGAAAAAGGTGTTAATGCAATATCGCTTTCAAAACTTGTAATGTTTTGTGAGGGAACAAATACAGATATGGATTACTTCTTTCGTATTCTGCATAAGCTAGATAAGAAAATATATATAAATGGAGGGAGATAATGATAAGTAAATCTAAAGACAAAAATAATAATCTAATAGAGTTTAATCCTAAAGGCGGTAGATACAGATACAAAGTAAATGGTATGCCAAAGCAAGGAGTAACATCACTTATAGGTAAAAGGTTTTCTGGTGGTGGTTTATTATGGTGGGCAGAAAACTGTGTCTATGAAGCTCTTAAAGCTAAACTGCACTTTGAAAATAAACCTATTGACCATACGCAGCAGCTTATAGACGATCTTAAAGCTAGAGTTAAAACAATAAAAGAAGAAGCTGCAACCATTGGTACTAATCTTCATAAATTAGCAGAGGACTATATTAATGGAAAAGAAGTTGTTATGCCTGAAAGTGAACCTTTAAAAACTATGTTTAAAAAGTTTAAAGCATATTGGAAAAGGTCTGGATTTAAGGTCGTAGCGACTGAAAAGACGATGTATAGCGAGGAGTTAGACGTTTGTGGTACATCTGACCTCATAGTAACTAAAAAGGCGTGGAATGGTAAATATGGGATATTAGATATAAAAACATCTAAAGACTTTTACCCAGATCAAGTAATACAGCTTCATACCTATAAAAAGCTATGTGAAGATTCTTTAGGATATAAGATAGATTATTTAGCTATATTAAATGTACCTAAAGAACCTGCAAAAGAAGTTTCTTTACTTGCTGTAAAAATTAATCCTAAATATCTAAAAGCATTTAGAGCTTGTAAGTATATATTTAAGATTGAAGAAGAGTTTAAGAAACGAATGATAGAGTACAATAAACAAAAAGGAGATAAAAATGCAAAGTAAATATGGTAAGTTTATAGGTATTACACTTAAAGTACCTGAAAACAAATATGCTAAACCTAATCAATTTAAGTTTAAGACAAGCAATGCAAAAACTTTTATACTTGATAAATTAGGTAAGTGGATAAAATCAAGAGAAGTACAAGATGGTATTAGACAAGGTAAAGTGATAAAGTTAGGTCTGAAAGAATCTTATGATGACAGAAATCCACAAGATGAAAAGACGTTTATGGATATAACATTTTATTTAGGACCAGCTCCTGCAATGATGCGATCTGTTGATGGTTTTAAACCAATAGGACAAGTCGTGCAGCAACCTGTTGCACAAGCTAGACCTATGCAACAACCTAAACCAATTATAAACGAAGATAGTGAGCCACTAGATGACGAAATTCCGTTCTAAAAGAAAAATAGCTGGTTATTATTGGAATGGTAAAAAGTTAATAATATTATATGAGGATGAAAGGTAACAATGGATGCAATAACTTTTAATAGTAATGAAGTATATAAAGCAATGGATGAAGCAGCAAAGAAATGGAGTGAAGCTGCTGAAAAAGAAATACTATTAGACGAACATAGAAAATCAACTTTTTCTAAATGTTTTGCTAAACATAAACTTACTTGTAAGTCTGTAGCAGAAGCAGAACATAAAGCTAGGACAGATCAAGAATACACAAATGTCGTAAAAGACTTTGCTACATCTACTAGAGAGCTTATTAGAGCTAAATTAAACTATAATAACCTTGATAGACTAGCATCATTAAGACAAACAGAAGTAAAAAGGGATTTATCTTTAGTTCACAAACAGGAGGGATAATGATAATATTCGGCAAACCTTTTAAAATGAAATATATAATTATTACATTAGTTATTATTATTATATTTGTAGGAATTGTCGGTTGCTCTAAAATGGAGTTTGATCCTAAAACAAGTCTAATAAGATATACTATTCAAAACAACAAATAATTAGTGTTTAGTAAAATACAATCCATCTAAATCTGATTGTTCTGTTATCTCTTTAAATGTATAGCTATAGTCCACAATCATAGCTTCAGGGTGTTTGTTAAAATCATCTAGTGTCTTTTTAACTTTAGGAAAGTTTGGTTTATTATCTACAAAGCGTAATGAGATAAAACTTTCAAAGTGATGAGGACTGAATACTTCTATTCTTAAATCAACAATAACAAAGTCATTATCATTTTTTGTTTTTGCCATTGCGGTTAAGTACCTTGTCCGTCATTTTTGTAGAAAATGTAGCCGTAAAGACTATGATTACAAGATACCATACGGAATCAGGGAGGTCGTTTATAATTCTTACCCATTCTTCAAAATTATCTCTTGTTTTTTCAAACCAACCTGTGCTTAACATTGCAATAAGCCATATCATTAAAATTTCGTCTTTCCAACTTTTATCTTGGCTCTTAATTCTAGTTATATCTACATCTTTAGCTGCCTCTATTTCAGCAGCTCTAATTGTTTTAACTTTTTCTGCCTTATGTTTAAAATGGTCTGTAACTTTACCTACTGCCATTTTTGTAAGTGGATTATTTAATAATTTAAACCACATCATTTTAACTCCTTTAATAATTCGCAAAAGTGTATTGCCTTGTCTATATCCTCTTTACCATTTTTCTTATCGTATCTGCAAATGTATTTTATAATTGAACCTTGTATAAAAGATAAGTTGTTTGCAGTTATAAATTCTATTGGTTGTATTTTAAAAGATTTATAATGATTGCCGCCTATTTGTTTATCTGTTGCTTTCTTATGATGTTGTAAATCTGTATCAAAATCACTCATACTATCTTACCTATCCATTTACCTTTATTGTTTAATACCATAGGTAACAATCTAGGAATACCATTGAGTATTACTCCACAACCTAATATAAATCTTGTTCTAAAGTTTTTTGCATAGTTCATAGATAAACTTTTTTGATTTATCAGACATCCAACATTCATACCAAAGAATAAGTTATCTGGATTTGCCCACCAAGATATAACAAACTTTGTATGATAATGACCCTGCACAGCACTCATACCCATTGTTTGAGATACCTTTAAAATGTCTGCACTTCTACCATGTGTAAAGAAACATCTTTGACCATTAGACATAGTAAGAGTTAAATCATCTATCCATTTCCATTTCTTTGTTCCTAAAAAATCTCCATAGTCTTTTAAGAACTCTCTACTCATTCCAAACTTTAAAGCTCTACGATAAACCAAGCTAGAGTGGTTACTATCTACTTCTATCATTTGTGGAAAGATAGATTCTAATTCTTTAACATATTTTTTTGATATTTGTAGTTCGTGTCCTGGAGAATATAAATCAGGATCGTGTGTGTGCATATTGATAGCATGAAAGTCTAATAGGTCTCCAATATTTACAATGAAGTCTGGTTTAAATTCTTTTTTTATTTCTTTTAAAAATGCAAAACTGTCTTGATGGTGGAATGGAATATGAAGATCACTTATAACTAGAATTGATTTGTGCATATAATGTTCTTATATGCTATTAGTTGTGTTATTGCAACAGAGAGTAGAGTAAGTGAGTAGCTGCTATCAAACAAATAGTCCACATCACTTTTTCCATTCTTGAAACTCTCATTTCTAAATGAGCTAAATGATTTCCTCTAATCGTTTGTATTTCTGCTTTTAACAATTTTATTTCTCCCTCTATTCTTATAATTGATTCTCTGTTTGACCTAGAGGTATTCATCTTATCTTCTCTTTCTTCTTTTTCTTCTTAAATCTGTATCGTGTTTCCTAGAGCCACGCATAAAAGAATTTACTCTACCCATAGACCATGCTGCCATAGATGTACGAGGTCTTGACCCTGATGATAAAAATGCACCTTGACCTCTTCTATAGACTTTTTTAAGCATACCTAAAGTAATACCTTTTCTACTTTTAGCTTTTGCTCGTAAAGTAGATATTACTCTTGCTGATAATTTTCTTCTTCTAACTGCCACTTCTTCTCCTTGCTCTAAACATAGATGCAGGTATTCTTGCACCTGATTTATATAACCTAGACATAGCTTTTATTAAATTAGCTCTTGAACTTCTACTACCACCTTTAAGTCCAGACAAATACTTTTTAGGTAATCCTGTTGCTTTGTCTTTTGGTACTTTTCTTCTTTTCTTTTTCCTAGCCATTATCTTTTTCTTTTTCTTCTTTTCTTATGAGCTGAATTTTTCATAAGTCTGCCATCAGGCATATAATGATAACCTTTAGGTGCTTTCTTTCTTCTTTTAACCATTATCTTCTTTTTTTTCTTTTACCCATTTTACTTTTTCTGGGTTTGTTTTTTCTTTTTTTGTTTTTTCCGTGTCCATAATGATATGGCATATTATCCTCCTAGTTTGTTAATTTACCATCTGACCATTTAGCGTCAGGTAATCCATTTTTATATGACTTGCCATCATACGTCAATATTTGCTTTCTATTTGACTTGTCAGCGTAACTACAATGAATCCATCCAGAGTTTGCTTCGCCTGTCCAATATTCTAATATTAATTGATCGAACTCGCAGTTATTAGAAATCCACATTGCTACTTGCAAGTTTGACACACCACCTATTTCAAAATCTACAGCTTCTCCTTTTGTATGTTGTGATGTTGCTTTACTACCTATTGCTTCGCATAGTTCAGGACTTCTATAACCTGATGTAATAAT